ATAATATACTATCATATACAATAACAAATTGATAAATTAATAAATGATTTATTGTATTACTTTTAGTTAAAATTAATCAAAATTATACACTTTTAGTTAATAAAAGTCAAATAAAAATCGCAAAATATAACACAAAAAACAAAAAACCGGTAAAAATAATTACTTTTTTTGAAAAATTTTTTAGAAAACATTAAGGCACAAAAAAAATCTAGTTTTTCAAAACTTGAAAAAAAATTTTAAAAATTTTCATTTTTTGAATTATTTTTTTGAATTATTTTTTTATAAAAACATATGTGACAAAAATGTCTAGGACGGTTAAAAAAATTAAAAAATTTCAAAAATTTTTTAAAAAACCTAAAGGGTCAAAAAACATCTAGTAAAAATGTGCCAAAAAAATAATTAAAATTACAAAATCATAATTTTTTTCAAAAACATATAGGCACAAAAAAAGTCTACCCTGTGAATTTTAAAATTTTTTTTAGAAATCATTTAGGGATGAATCAAAAATACCTAAAATTAATGCGTTTAATTTCAAAAGTCAAATCTAATAAATTACAAAAAATATCTAGGATTTATAAAAAATAGATAAAAATTAAGATTTAATTTAATTGTTTGTTTTATATTATTATCAATGAGATATTAATATAAAATTTTAGTTATATTACTGTAAAATTTTGTAATTTTAGAGAATATTTCATAAATTTATTATGATAATTTATATTACCGCCATCCATTTTATTTTTACATTGTGACTTATTTTTCATATGTTCATAACCATCATCATCCATTGCAAAAATAGATAAAAACATTCGCGGTTCTTTCATGTCAGGTTCAGAATGTATTTGACTATTTTTATTATTATATCCAGAAAAGAATATCAATCCTTCATCATTTTTTAATTGTATAGTAGATATATTTTTTAATTTATCATCATGTATTTTTCTATACTCTTCTTGTATTTTTTGATAGTCTTCTTTTGATTTACCTTTTACAGCTTCATCAAATTCTGTTTCAGTATCAAAAAATATTTGTTTACTTTCATCGTTTGATTCTTTCAATAAAGTACCTGCACCCTTCAATACTGTAACAAACTTGGATAATTCATAATCAGATGGATGGTAACTACCATCTATATGCCATCTTGGTGTTTCAAAATAATTATTTGAATAAGTTACTCGAAGAGAAACCCATACATATTTTTTATTATAACCTTTAACAATTTTAGATACTAACCGATCAACAATTTTTATTAAATCAATATTTTCTTTTTTTGTATTATTTGTTACTTTTTCTAAGAATTCTTCAATTTGTGGTAGTATTTTTAAATATTTACCGCAAAACTTGTAATCATTTTCAATGTCTCTTTTTATATCGATATTTTTGATAATCTCCTGTTCACGAGTTGAATAATTGATCTTAAATATTTTGCTTGCACTTTTTTTTGATTCTTCTAATTTATTACGATTATTAATATACTTAGATATATTTGTAGCAGTTAATTTATCCATATATATATTTAATATAATTAAAAATATATATAATATATATATATGGGTAATTATATATCTGGTTATGTTTCTTCTTACACATTAAATCCAGATACTAATTTATATACATGCAAATTAACTACTGTTACTTTTCCAACAACACCATCAGGTCCTTTTAAAGATGTAACATCATCAACACAATTAGGTATTGATATAATAAATGTTGAATCTATTAATATGATTCAAAAATTTACTCAATTGCCAGTAAGAGATATTACAATTGATTTAATACCTATAAATAATGATTGGAATCTAAAATCACCAAATGACCCAAATCAAATGATAATAATGTCAAGTGATAATAAATATATATTTTTTAATCGTTTTTTTCCTCCACCTTCTCAATTGTATCAGTTATTATATGCTATTACTAAAAATAACATTCGTATTCCAAGTATTATTAATTATATGTTAATAGGTAATTATACACCTACCGATGATGGAGTATATAGTAAATTATCAGATGAAAATGATATTAAATGGTATAATAATTATTTAATAGGAAAAAACCCACCTCAAGAATTATTAAATATTGATTCAAATAAAAATACATGGAATGAATTATCTTTAATTTATAAAACGTATTATGATTTTAATTATAATCGTTTTCAAAATCCAATACCTTTTTGTTATAATTATACAACAATAATAAATAATCCAACATTTGATCCAAACAATTTGATTTCAAGTACATCGTGTCAATCGTCTATTAATATGTCAAAAACATCTAAATTAAATACGAATCCAATACCTAGACCAGTTTCAAAATTGTGGTATAAAAATTCTTATTTAATTATAGGTTTGATATTATTAATTATTATAATTGCTATTATTATATATTATATGTTATCAAAAAGATCATCAAAAAAATTAAATAAATTATATGTTAATATTTAATTATAGATAAAAATTGAAAAAATAATTATTTATCATATACAATAAATTAAGTAAGTCGTTTAAAATGGTATCGTCAACCGTTTTTACACCTTTTGATAAGACAGTGATGAATATTATTTTATCTTTTATCAATGAGTTTCAAATTCTCCAACAATTATCATTAAAATATCAATTTCACGTTACAAGAAATAATATATCTATGCAAAATGAGTCAGATAAATATATTAAAGTTACAAATTTAGATCTTGATCAAATATTTGAAGTTGAATCTTTTCCATACGGTAAATTGGTTGATAATACATTTACGTGGCATGTTGACTGGGTTAGAAATGGTGTTAAGAATCGGATTGATGAAATATGTGATTCTTATTGTCTTTCTGATGAAGTAAGGAATACATTTTCTAAATTTATTAGTTCTAATTATATTACGTTTGATGATAATTACAAAGATATAATTCCGATATTTTTAGCATTAATATCGGAATCATCAAAATACAATCTTATTACGTTTTATCCGGAAGATAATTCACCTAATTATAATTGGAAAGTATATCATATTATCCATGTACCACTTTCTGTGCCAGAAAATGTAACAACAAAAATTAATACTATTTTTGATCAGTTACATAATTACTAGTTTTTTTATTTAATATGCGGTATATTATTAAATAATAATTAATATATATATATTAAAATGAGTTTAGAAGAATTAGTTGATAATTCAAAAACAGATAAAAATACAGTACATTCATATTTACCTCTATATCAAAAATTACTGATAAGTAAAAAAGAATCTGCTAAAAATGTATTAGAAGTAGGAATATCTGCCGGTGGTAGTATAAAATTATGGAGTGATTTTTTTATAAATGCAAAAGTATATGGAGTAGATATTATTAATATTAATAGTATTAATAATGATACCATTAAAAATAATGAAAATATTATATTACATACATCTAAAGATGCATATAATGAAGATTTTTTCATTGCTAATTTCTTATATAAAAATATAAAGTGCGATTTTATGTTAGATGATGGACCACATACTATTGAAAGTATGAAAAATTTTATAAAATTATATTCGCAAATAATGACTGATGATGGTATATTAATAATAGAAGATGTTCAATCATGGAATTGGATTGATATACTTAAAAATGAAGTTCCAGAACATTTAAAACAATATATTAAAGTATATGATTTAAGATCAAATAAAAATAGATATGATGATATTGTCTTTACAATAGATAAATCTAATATTTAGAGCGGTGCGTATTTTAAATGCACTCCTTGTTTTAGAACGAGTATCCAGATAGTCTGTTATATTAGATGGAGAGAATTCCATTTGGATGATACCTAATTATCCTAACTTATATATTATTAATTTTTCAATTTTACTATAAAAATTGAAAAATTATAAGTATAATGTGTTCATTATAGTTATTTTATAGCAAGAATGAACACAATTCAGACACTTGAGACTCTTGAGACTCGGATTAAAGAAATCGAGTATGATATTTATTGCAAACGAAAGTATTTTGAGAAGAATTATTATGACGTTGAACAATCGGAAGATGGTAATTTTTACTATTATTATGCTGATGGAAGTATTATACGTCAATTTACTGATGATGAGGTGAATGAGTATTTAACAGATTGTGAAATTTATCAGCAAATGCGTTATGACTCATATGAACTATATCGGTTAAAAGAACATAGAAAAAATATGTCAGCAATTTGTGATCAGATTAAAACATTTTCAGAAGTAAAGTCACTTGAAAATAGTTATATACTTAACGACGATGTTATTATTCGTATTGCAGAGTACTTGACGGGTATTTGTAACAAACCGATTAAAGAACAGTTGCGATTATTTCGTCGTCTTTTTCTCATTACCACAATGAACACATCCATATCCAAATAAATGATTACGTGGTGATTGCATAAAAAATATATTATGTGCAACACATTTTATTTTAACATGAATATGTACATTTTTATAATCAACCTCAGTATAATCATATTTTGAACCATGTATCTTTTTAGCTTTTTCAACAAATTCTTCTTTAGTTGATTTATTTTTATTTGCCATAGAATGAATACCACATGATTTACAAGCACTACCACTTAAATGATTTGATAATTTTTGTTCGAATAATCCATGTTGTGGGCAATTTATTGTAATTTTATCTCTTTGTGTATTTATTTCAGTTAATTCATAGTCATAATAATCTCCATGAATTAATTCGATTCTTTCTAAAAATTGTTCTTTTGTCATTTTTGGTTTAGTACATTCTTTACAGCCAGATTTAGATGAAATGTGATTATTAGGTTGTTGTAAAAACTCTCCGTGAATTTTACATATAATTATAATATCTTCTGTGTTTTTAACATATTTAACTTTACTGTAATCATATGTTTCACCATGTACTTTTATTGCATCTTCAATGAATTTTTCTGTAGTATTCTTGTTTGAATTTTTACCACATTCTGCACAACCTCTTGGCTGTGTATTACTTATATGACTACCTGGTTGTTGTTCAAATTCTCCGTGTTTAGCACATATAATAATTACTTTTGTTTTTGCATTTTTATAATCTACTTTACTGTAATCATATTTATTACCGTGAAGTACTTTTGCTTTTTCTATGAAAATTTCTGTATTTAAAACCATTTTTATTTCTTTAATTAATATATTTGTATCTTTTTAAATAAATATTTTCAATTTTGCATCGAACTACAATGTACGGCGGGTCCGTTAGTGTATTAAAATACTTTTAATACATAGTAATTTATTTAATAAAAATATAATCGTCTTTTAATACATAAAAATGTTTTCTAATTCCATTTTTAATTGTTCCACATCCTATAGTGTAACTGCCATTTGTTAATTCTAAATCCATTTTAAATTTAATATTAGCTTCAATTTTATCAATATTTATAAAATCATCATCATTTTTAATCCACCAATATTTTCTATTTGTTGATATTCTTTTAACTTGTTCATTAGATAATACTAATTTTGGATCTAATTCTAATGTAATTTTGTATTTTTTTAAAAAAATTAAATTATTGAAAAACTCAGTTGCTTTAATTAAACCATCTTTATATTTGTTACATTCTATATTATTATTGCAATTATAGCAATTATTATTTGCACATATTATATTCAATTCCATTATAATAGTATAATTACAATTAGTATAATTATATTTTTATATTTAATATAAAAATTATGTCGCAGAACATTGTAGTTAGAGACATTATAGATCTATTCTTTTTTGAAAATGATATTTTTTATTATTTGTTGTATGATCACCCAATGATAAATCACATAACCAATTACGTTCATACTTATTAACTAGTGGAACTTCATCATCATGCAAAATTATTTTATCTTCTGGAATTTCACCTTTATGACTTAACCATACTAATTGATGCATATAATATTTTTTATATTTTTTATTACCAAGATTAATATTAACTTGTGAATATGCTGAATTACGACATAAATAAGGTTTTAATAGTTTATCATTTAATTTAATTTCTCCTTCTTTTGATACCATATATTTTTTTGTAAATTCATTTATATTTAATTCTTTCCAAAAATCTTTATCTTCTTCAATAATTGTTGTTTTATCTTCTATTTTATTAATATGTTTATATGAATGACTATATGCAAAACCGCCAGTTTTTAATGCTCTATCAATATGACCATGTACAGTACTCTCATTTGCCGTACTATTCATTTGTTTGATCATAAATTGTACTAAATCTTTTTTCATTTTAAATTTACCTACTGATTGATTTTGTAGATTAAACACTTCAAATTTATCTTCTATTTTTTTACTATTTGCAATTGCCGTACTCTTCACTTGACCTTTTTTCGAATTCTCACTAATACTCATCCATTGCAAATTGACAATATTTTGATTTAATGGATTATCATCTGTATGATCAACTGATTCATTAATTGTAATATCAGGAAATACTGAATTTAATAATAAATGAGATAATAATATTCCATAACTTTTTTTGTCGTAAACAATATTAATAGATGGATCATAATCATTATTTGATTTTGTACATAATATTTTATTTGTATTTATATTTTGAATCGTACACGATTCAATACTGTTATTAAGTGGCATTATTTGATAACTAGTAAATTTTTTATCTTTACTAATACAATCATACCATTTGTTATAATAAAATTTACCATATTTAGGATGTGTCATTTCTATTAATTCATCTGTGCATTCTTTTTTGATAATTTTGAAAGGTTCAAATAATAAATCTTCAAATCTATTTTTATACAATTTATTTTCATCTATCATATCATCTGTAAAATTTTTAAATATCACTCTGCCGTTTTGTAATTGTTCTACAGTTAAATCGGAATGTGCATAAAATACTAATTGGTGTATGTAATAATTTTTATTATCATAACCAAATGTTCTATAATAACCTTTTGCTCCTTTATTACCCTTACTACCTTCTTTGATTTTATCATTAATTTTTATTTTACCACATTTTGATGCAAAAAATATATTATTATTTACTAGTTCACATGGTACTTGTTTAAAATTCATTTTATATTACTATTTTTATTAATATATTAATTAATTTATATTTCAATTTTTATTTAAAAAAATTAAAATAAAATAATTTTAATTTTTTGATAGATAAATAAATATAATATGTGTGATATTTAATTGGAATCCTTTATACCCTTCCTTTCGGAATATTTCTCATAGTATCTTTGTAGATACTACTCGGGAGTAGTTATATTGTTTAAAACAATATAAGCCATTACTGGCACTATACCTTAGATTTATCATTGAAATTTGGCTAGAATTTCTAAAACCCATTGTCGTCTAGTCGTTGAACCTTATCCATAGTCTACCATTATCTCTTAATAATCGACCTTAGGATCTTGGCTGCGGATTGCCCACCGTGATGTATACCATCACTTCCAATATATTTTTACTTTAGAGATTAATAATCTCAAGTCCAAGTTTTTTGTCTTGGCCAGATAATCTTTTCAGACTTATCCTTAGTAATATTGGTTACAGGGGTTTCCCGAACAATTTGGCAATGTTGCATCATTAATTCTATATAATTATTTGAATTAATAACACTAGTATCTGAGTATATATCAATCCTATCTATGTATTTCCATAGATAGGATTGATATTTGTGACTCTAAATGCTTTATCTGGTAGTATAGCACAAATGCTACCAGCATGATACTTTTCTGCTCTATTGATATTATCATCAAAGCTAATCCCGCCATACCACTCATGACACGAAGTACATTGTAGTTAAAGGCGTAGATGTTTAATTCTGAATCATTCGCGAGGTAATTTCCTTTGAAATTGTTTTCACCAGTAACTCCGAGAGAAATATTGAGAGAGGCGTTATCAATACGGGAGAAGTTGCAAGTGCCCGAAGGTTGGTGTTCTTCGGGTGTGAGGGCGAACGAGTATACGTTAACGCCATCATTGGGGGTGTTAGAGAAGCATTGGTAAGGTTGTACGTAGTTGAAGTAGTCACCTTCACGTTCACTGAAACGATCGTGACCGTTGAGTTGGAGTAAAGCTTTGGTGACAGGGTTTTGGGATCGGTCAAGGAAGCAACCGTAGTTGTCATATTGGTATACAACAATATCGTATTCAGCCGAACCACGATTGTCGGAACCAGTATTACGGTCAGCAACAGCGGCTGTTTCAAGTAAATCAGCAGGTAACGAAGCAACTGCGAGAGGTAATAATTCGCCAGTAATGGTGATATTGTCTTCATCTAAAACCGATGTATCTACGCAAATGGCTTTGGCAGCGTCGAAATAGCCGAGGTATGTAGAGCTTAAATCGGTGTTGCCATCAATGAAATCACCAGATACTTGTAATGCACCGCTTACAATCGAAGCATAGCCTAAGATAAATCGTTTAGTGGCTTGTAATCGGATCGCGGCAGCATCAGTGGCATCGTAACCTAAGAAACGGTTGCCCGATGTGTATCTGCCTAAGCGAACAACCCAAGCAAGGAATTTGCAAGGGTGGTTGAACGATAAGCGGGTACGGGTCGAGATTTGACCTACAGATTCCGAGGAAGGGAATTGTACTTGTTCAATTAAGTATTCGTGTGTGGCTTGGGCAAAACGTTTGCGTTCTTCTTGGTCGAGGTAGACGTAGTCAACCCAGAGAGATGTGTCAGCTAAGATTGGTGCTGTGGTCCACGATAAGTTACCAGATGAGCCGTTTTCGTATACAACTAATTTGTTTAAGGGGTTGAAGTCAAATGTTACGCGTACTTCGTGGTATTGTAAGGCAATTAAGGGGAGACCTAATCCATCGTGGCGGCAGTGGAAGAATTGGAGAGGTATATTTAATGTGTATGCACTGTGCGAAGTAGCAAGGCTGGTGTTTTCAGGTACGTTACCTACCATGCGGTTGTAGCCACGTTCTTGGCCTACTTTGTGGGTTAATTCGTACCAGATGTTCATCCAGTCACCGTATTGTTTGTCAATTTGGGTGCCGCCAATTTCGAGGTATACGTCTTTAATTAAGGCGTGACCAACATTGGAAACCCAAGCCCAGGCAGAATCGGATTCACCTGCGCTTAATGTGGCGCGGAGGTACATTTTGGTTACAACGTCGGCATTGCGTGTTAATTGAGCGGATACGTGGCCGCCGAAGTTGTTAGAGCCAGTGAACGATTGTTCGATTGCTTCACTGGCGAAGTTTGTGTGTCGTCTGTATACGCACTATATAACTCTAATAATTATTTGAGTTATAATATCCCCAAGGTTTCCCAAGGGGGTGGACTATATCTTAAGCCGTCATAGAAATTTGGTTAGAATTTCTCAGGCCCACTCACATTTAGTCTCTGAACTGCATCCATAGATCTCACCTTATTAT